CCGACCGCGTGGCCCTCCAATCCGCCATCCTGGACCTCCCCGCCGTCAAAGAAGGCCTCGACGCCTACAAAGGCAAAGACAACGACGGCTACAACATCATGCGCCTAGCCTTCCGAGGCTTCTCCGACGAGCACATTGCCAACGCCCTCAACCTCAACCAAGACGACGTAGGCAAGTTCATCCACGACGCCACCGCCGCCATCATCCGCCCCGCCGTGGCCGCCCAGGTCAAGGCAGGCACCGGCTTTGGCGGCCTCATCAAGGCTGGCTTTGCCCGGCTCAAGAAGGCTGTGGGGCTGGGGCTGCCGCCAAGGCAGGCAGGGCAGGCGGCCTTGGATAAGGAATACATGGACGCCGTGGAGGCTGGGGATATGGAGAAAGCCCAGCGCATGGTGGACGAGGCGGCTAGCAGAGCGGCATACGGAGAAACTGTATTCCACGGGACGGCAGCCAAAGAAGCCTTTACGGTGTTTAAGGACTATTTACCTAACTTCTTCACAACTAGCGAAGAGTACGCAACTGGATATACCGGAAAGGGCGGAGGAAAAGGTAGAGTTTTGAAATTGTTTTTTAAATCAAGCAAGCCTCTTGATACACGCACGCCGTCAGGCAGGAAGGTCTTCAATGAGGAGTTTTTGCCATGGGTGCGCGCAAAAGGCTGGCAAAAAGATCGTTTCGGAGAAGGTGCCGAACTACCGGAAAACGAGCTTGTCGATTTCACTAAGGCGGATCTTCTATTTCCATTCCTCAAGCACCTCCAAAGAAGCGGAGATACACGATTCGACAGCTACCTTGTAGACGAGCGTTTTGGAGACTACCCGCCTTCTTTCGTCCCGATTAACCCATCCCAGATCAAATCCGCCGACCCCGTAACCCGCGACGAGTCCGGTCAAGTCATCCCGCTTTCGGAACGCTTCAACCCCGCCAGCGACTCCATTCTACGCCTGCCGCCCAAGCCCATCGAAGCCCAGCCCGCCCTACTAGGCGGCAAGCGCCAGACCGTGGCAGACGTGACCTCCGAGGTAAACCGCGTCATGGCCTACGCCCTGCAATCGGCCAAGGCCCGCAACTCCGGCAAGCTCATGTCCAAGGTGGTTATGACGCCCAGCGGCCAGCGCGTGCGCGTGTTCGTGCCTTTCGACCCCGACGATATGGCGAACTACTACGCCTTCGCCCGCGAATACACCGCCGCCAAGGCCAGCGCCTTCGACAAGGTTTATGAATACTGGATTAACTGGCCCCTCCTATCTGGCCCCCAGACCCAGGTGGCGAACATCACTGGTAACGCCGCACAAGTCGCCTGGCACTACACCGGCCAGCGCCTAGCCGAGGCCACGCTGAACCTTGCCTACCAAGACCCGAACGCGCCCCAGTTCCGCGAGTTCAAGCACATCTTAAAAGGATTCTGGCTGGGCATCGGCCCAGCCTTCGAGATGGCCCGCCAAACCTTCCTCACCGAAGGCGACACCATCCGCCACAAGTACCTCGGCCAACCGCTCGAAATCGACGTTGTGGATGGCGACCTTGACAAAGTGGGCAACATCCGCGCCAGCGTAGGCGGGCAGGCAGGCCGAATCAGCCGCCTGCCGGGCCGTGTGCTCCGCTTCACAGACGCCTTTTTCAAGACCGCCATCATGTACGCCGAGGCCTCCGCCGTGGCCTACCGCCGGGCGCATGTGGAGGCCAAGCGCCAGGGCCTGAAAGGGCAGGCACGGGCCGCCTTCATCGACACCGAGATTGCCAACACGTTGAACGACACCTCCAGCGCCGTGTGGGGGGATGTGATGAAGACCGCCGAAGATTTGCTTTTCCAAGGCAACAACTCCGCGACCGAGTTCGTGGACACTGTCCTTGGAGGCTACAAGGGCATTAAAGACCTGGAAAAGCTACTAGCCGAAGCTGAGGCCAAAGGCGACTCTGATGCCGTGGCCGAACTGAACAAACGTATTCGTGCCCGCAAGTTCATTGGCAGCCTCATGCGCTGGATCTTCCCCTTCCAGCGCACCCCGACCAACATCGTCCGCACCGGCATCAAGAAGGCTGGCGGCTCGGCAATCAGCCTGTTATACGGCCTGACACGGGCAGGCTGGCTGGCAATGGGCAAGGATGGCGTGCCCATGATCAAATCCTACCCGAAGGCCATGCAAATCAAAGACGCCTCGGAGACGCTGTTGGCTGGCCTTGGCTGGCTGGCCTTGGCTTCGATGCTTGAGGGCGACGACAACGACGACGAAAAGCCTGTACTACTCGTCGGCACGCGCTCGCACTCACTCAAAGAACGGGCGGCAACCGATCAGTTCCTCCGCAAATACGGCGGGGAAAACTCCATTGTCTGGCAGGATGGCAAAGGCAAGGTGCTTGGCAGCCTGCCCTTTGGCCGCTACGAGCCAGCCGCCACCACACTGACAACGTGGATCGACGCCTACCGAAACTATCAGGAGGTCAAACGCCTCAAATCGCAGGGCGAAAACGCCAGTTACTCCACCTACATGCTATCGAGCCTCGTCTCATCCATGGAGGATAAATCATTCCTGCAAGGCTTCGCCAACGCCATGCAGTTTGTCCGCGACGTGGAAGAGAAGCGCGAGAATCCCGACCAAAGCGCCGGGGTAAAGATGCTGATGAACAACGTCATCCCAAACCTCATCAAACAGCCACTCCGCAACATGGACGATGTGCTACGCGAGCGCACGACGGCAGGCCCAGGCTACGCCGCCCTGCCAAACCCCACGATTGCCCCCAAGTTGCCAGTCTTCGCCGCCCAGCCCAAAATCAGCACGACTGGCGAGCGCCTGCCCAAGGCCTTCACGCCGCCAGCCCGCCTGCTATTCCAGGCCAACACCAAAGTTACGCCCCAGCCAGATGCCCTCCTCTACCGCGCCAACCGCCTGCACCCAACCAAACGCTGGAGCCCGCAACCGCTCCAACGCGACGATTACACCGCCGATCCTCCCGGCAAAGCCAAGCCTGTGCCCATCACAGACCCAGCCAAGAAACGGCAGTTTGCCGAGCTGGCAGGCCGCCTTTACGCCGCCAATGCCGCCAAGGTGACAGCCAAGGCCATGCCAAGCGAGAAGGCCACGCCGGGCGAGAGCTTAATCAAGGCCTTCAAAAAGGCCCGTGAGGATGCCATGGCCGCCGCCAGGGCACAGGCCCACGCAATGGGCTTGCACAAAGCCACAGCCACGCCATAACTACACACAATATCGAATGCAGCGCCTCATCAACTCCCATCTTACCTTTGAAAGTGACGACGCCGAGAGCGCATTCGTTCAGTATGTCATCGCCGAAGTGGAGAACTGCCGCCAACTTATGGGCGTCCAGACCACCAGCCGAGATTATACCGTTGGCTCTCTCCTTTGGCGCTGGGACAATTACCAACTTGCCTACGAGCAGGACTTTGAGCACCGCAAGGCCAACTGCCTGCTTTTCCGCGAGACAAATCTTTCGCTGAATCTGCCCATGACGCCCGTGAACCAGCACGGCGACAAGATGGACAACGATTTACTTTCTACGCCCGCCTTTTTTGGCCCAAATGCCGAGGGGGCCGAGGACGAAAACCCGGCGATTGAGATCCTGATGCAGCGCCTCAAGCACCGCGCCAAGCTCACGAAACTGAACGAGGTAGGCAAGAAGGCCAAGCAAGGCAGCCTCATCCGAGGCCAGGAGATCACGCGGGCTGGGCTGAGCGAAGCCTATTACATGAAGCCCGTCGTTACTCAAACTGTGACGCTAGACGGCAAAGTGATCAAAGATAGCCAAGGCCAGCCAGTTCTATCAACTGATAAATGGATTGCCGACCCGGCTTATCCAGACCGTCAAGTATTGGAGCGTGATCCGGCTATTTTTGTGCCTGTAGGGGCGGCCCTGCAAATTTCCAAGCCCAAGGTTGTGATGCAGCGCACCAGTAAGGAGCCGGGCGCAGAAACTAAGGTCATCCACTACGGCGACTTTTTCTGTCACATCAACGCCGAAAACCTCGACGTTTCACCGCTAAAAGGCCATGTCTTCGCCGCTAATCCAGGCGACTTGCTCATTGGCTACGCGCCCGAGACACGCGAGAAAAAGGCGTTTGACGACTACAACGACAAGGCCAAGACCGGCAACCTGACCGGCGGGGCCGATAACAACACCTACACCGTCCGCGCCAACCTGAACCGAGTTCGTGACGGCGAGAACGAAGCCTCCATGCGCCCAGCTACGGAAGATCCAAAACGCTTCCGCACCCGCGTTTATGTAGAGACATGGATTCGCTACGATGCCGACGGCGACGGCTATGCAGAACCTATTTACGTCCTCATTGACTGGGATGCTAAAATCCCGATTCACTACGAATACGCCACGATCATCTTGCCATGGTCCGACAAGGAAGCCCCACACCCCTACACTGATCACCGCATCTGGCCGAAACTGCACCGCTGGACAGGCCGAGGCTACTACGAGCTTCTGGACACTTGGCATGAAGTCTCCGACAAGATGCTGAACCGCATCGAGTTTGACGCCAATACCTCCGGCAACGTGCTCTTTGAGAATCCCCTAGCCACACAGCAGGGCATCGACGGCGGCGGCATCCAGTTCCGCAACTCCGAAGGCTACCAACTCCGCGCAGGTTTCACCGCCGACGACGCCATGGCCGTCAAGACCGTAGAGCCAGCCAATGTGGGTATTTTCTCCGAACTCATGGACCGCTTCATTGGCCGGGCCGAGATCAACGCCGGGCTCACCAGCCCCGCCGACTCCACCGTGGCCGATGTGCCGGGCCAGGACACGCTAGGCGTTGCCAAGATCCTCGAAAACACCAGCAACCAAAGCCTGCGCGCCCGAGAAAACGAAGTCGTGGAAGGCCTGACAGCCATGCTCAACGACTTTATCGACATCGAGCTTTACACGATGACAAACACCGAGGCCGGGCTGGCGGCCCTCATCAAACAGGTGGGCGAAGAAAAGGCCATGGTTCTGATTCAGTGGGTAAAGAGTTTCCCTGAAGATGTGCGAAACGTCTTCGAGATCAGCCTCACCAAGTCCCACAGCTCGCAAATGGTGGAAGTCGGCCAAGCCATCATCAACGTGCTCAACCAGTTCGCCGCCATGGCCCCGCCCATGCAGCAAGCTATGATGCGCCAGTACACCGACATCCTGAAAGGCATCGGCGAGCCAAACCCAGAAACCACCCTGGCCGCCATCCAGCAGGCCACCGCCGTCATGGCCCAGGCCCAGGCCGAAGCCATGGCAGCCGAGGCCGAGGCGGGCCAGCCTCCGCAAGAACCGCCCACCCGATAGCCGCCCATGTCCAAGCCCATCGAAGCCCTAGCCGAAGAGTTCCTCATCCAGTTGGAGAACAACGAGGCATTCGACAAGATCATCGTCAAGCCCTACACGGCCTACGCCCAAGGCGCGCTTCGCCGGGCCATTGCCGAGGCCGCCAAGCCCGCCGGGCCGGTCAAGGCCGAGGACGCCGACAACCCCACGAAGGTGCGCAATCTCCAGATCATCTCCGACTGCCTGCGCGAATACACGATTTACAACGAAGTCGCCACGCTCGTCACCGGCCAACTCGCCGCCGTCCGCCAGGGCCGGGCCGCCAAGGAAAAGGCCGGGCAGGGCGGGCAAAAAGACTTGCAGCCGGGCGAAGAATCCGCATAACTACACACAATGGAACGCTACCCCCAAAACTACTACCACTACATGGGTGGGCTCATCATCCAAAAGCAGCGCGCTTTTGAGACAATCACCTCACCTGATACAGCCGAGGAACTTGTGTCCGCCGTGGCAAGCAAACGAATCGCGGTGTTCTACGTCGAGATCAGGGCTTCCGCAGACGCCGTGGTGACTTTCAACTCTGCCTCCACCGCTATTGACGCGCCCGAGTATGCGGCAGCCAACGGTGGCAGCAACCGTGGTAACCCAGACAATCAGACGCCTTTGTTTGTCACCGAAGTGGGCGAGGCGCTCACCGTCACATCCACCGGCACGGCCAGCGTCTCTGTCCGTGTCATCTGGGCACCCATCCCTGGCTAACCCACAATGGCTAATGCCCTCAATCTTCTAGGCTGCGGCAGCGGCGGGGCAGGCGGCCCGCCAGATCCAGGTGATACGCTGCTTTTGGCCTCTGGCGGCGGCTCGTCTTTGCTTTTGGCCGACGGCTCTAGCTTTCTTCTTCTTTCCGGCTCCTAACATCTCACTCTAATGGCAGACTCAACACTCGCAG